TAATGATTGGACTTTGTGTACTGTAACTATAACTACATTAGCCACGACTAAGTTTCTTTTAATTGAATTAAATAATTCTGTCGCTGGCAATATCTCAGATGCTTGGTTTGACATCAACTCTATGACTTTAGAAGAAGTAGTAACCGACACAACTTTCACAGGCAAAGTAGCTGAAAAAGTAAGACCAGTCCTACAGGCAGTAACTTCAACGGATAATATTGACCAAAGTTTAGACACAGGCGGGGCGTATGCGAATACCTATGCTTTGACGGCTGCAGTAGATGAAGGAGCAACTCACAAACAGACTTTTACTCCGACTAAGAAATATACGACACAAATAGCAATTTGGCCTATTGATAATGGTACAGGTGATTGGAGTTTAATTGTTCATACTGCGGCAAATTATCAGGTAGCAAAATATACAATTGTAAACGCAAGTGTAACCGAAGGGGCTTTTTTATATTTTGATGTTCCTAATATTTGGGCTTCGGGAGCATTGCATTTTCATGTAATATCAACTGTCGCTGATGGAACACTAAAAGCCAATACTTCTAATGATTTGGAAACTGCTTCGTATATTCAAAGATACGCCAAGAGGACAGAAGATTTTACTCTTATTTGTAACGGAGTAAAAACCCAACTAAAAACAGACAAAGACGGGTTAATGCCAAACTCAGTTATTGATTTAGACAATGGTAAATATTGGTATGATAGCGGTTCTTTATATGTTGCAGCTAATGCTTTACCATTCTGTAATAGTGCTTTTAGTGCGACTGGTGGAGGGAATGAAACTAATGTTGGAATGATACTTTATGGAGTAAATGGTTGGGGTATTTCAACAAGTAATGCTTGTGTAACTGGAGGTGGAAGTAATTGTGCTATTATTTTTAAGGTAAACACGATATTGCCTGCTAAAAAGATAACTTTTACTTATGGTGTAAAAGCTACAAATAGCTTTGAAGCATTTACTGTTTATTACAGTTTTGACAATGTAACTTATACCCAAGCAGATGTAGGGGTAAATTTGGGAACTGGTATGGTAAAACGTAAGTTTGTAATAGACAATCCTAACACGAACATAATTTACTTAAAAATGGATAATCAAAGTCTTGGAAGTAATAAATATTTGTCAATTGGGCAGATACACATTGATGCTGACCTGGATACTTCAAAAATACCATCAGGATTATTCTATCCTCTCTCAACCAATCAATTTACCGAAACAGTAAAACTTCCAGCAGTTGCCACCAGAGTTTATTTCCAGTCGGCTAAATATACTAATGAATATGGAGTAGTCGTGCCTGCTTTGGAATTTACAGATGGTTCTGGGGTATTGATTGGCTATACCCCGTTAAAATTAGATAATTCTCAAGAGACCAACCCTTGCGTGTCTATTCTTTCAACAACCACAAACTACCAGCAATCAGGCACAGGCTCGGCGGTAACAGGAGGATATGTTCTTAACTCTGGTGAGTATATAACTTTTACAGGCACAGTTGCCGAGATTAAGATAGATTATCAGGTAGGCGGTGGGACTACGGCGATTGCCGCTATTACCAAAAATACTCTATTCTTATCCTCTAATGGCGAAAGTGCCGACAGCACCCAAGACCCCAGCCACCAGATGAACGCCATTGTCGGAGTACGGCAGCAGGGGCTTCTGAGTCGTGTTGGTGATTTGGGAGAGGAAATTGCCAAGGTGAGAGATGGCGTGGTTAAGTCCTCTCTTTGGACAGAGTGGATACCCACCCTGACTTGGACAACTGGCACGCCGGAGGGCAGCGTGGTAACCAAGGCAAGGTATAAAATCGTTGACGGGGTTTGTTCTTTCACTTTCTATTATTCGGCGACTGACGCTAATGCGGCAACCGCTTTGACCATTTCCCTGCCGGTTCTGCCAAAAGACAATGATAGCCTGACGGCTTTACAAGCACAGGAGTTGGCCGATACGACTTGGAGTAATCCCAACGCCTATATTGACGACGGAGGAACGACAATCGTGTTTAGAAGTTTCTCTACGATAGCCGATACCAAGGCGGTTAAAGTTTTAGTTAGCGGAAGCTATGAAGTATAAATATGGAAGAAGGTGAATAAATTTTATGTCAGATAAACCAAGGGAAATTTTAGTTGAAGTTGAGGGGGCCGATCAGGATAAAGCTTTAGCCGAGGCGGAGAAGTTAGCCAAGAAGAAGGGTTATGGCCGGGCTAGTTTGAAGAATATCGTCAAGATAACCTATGAGGCAATGCTTTTTGAACCGATTGAAAAGTAGATTGCCTATTGACAGGTATTTAACGATTTGATAATATGATTGTTAGAGGTCATAAACCCATGCCAAAACCTTCTCTTAAACTCCAACAATTTCAAGACGAATTAAACAAACTTTGTGATCGCTATTTGTACCGGTTAGTGCCTAAATTATCTTATACCGATAAAGGGATATTGCCCATTGTGGTGGTTTCCGACGTGATTCCCCCGGTAATACCTCCTCCTTTGGCCCCGATTGTTCCTCAAGTTACTAAAATTAAAAAGGCTTCCCAGCCAGTTAAATAAGGAGAATTATGGATATTTCCTCTCAGCACGACATTATCACGATCAAAAATATTACCGGAAAAGATTTTACTTTTGCTTATGCTAAAGCCGAGGGTGGCCGGGCTTATACCATTCCTAACGGCGCTACCATGATGTTTCCGCGCTTCCTGGCGGCCCATGCGGTCAAGCACATGATTGATCAGGTTTTAAATGATACCAAGCAGAAGACTAACAACGAAGTCAAACGGATTGAATTAGCTGAGAAAATTATCGTTAATGAGGAAACTTACTGTCAGGAGCCGACACCAAGCCAGGCTGATTTGTTAAATAAGCAGGTGGAAGAGCTTAATAAACCGACTGACTTGGATAATATTTTAAAGAAACAGGCGATTACTCCGGCCGTACCAGTGGCAGTCGGAACCCAGCCAGATATGCAGCCGGTAGACCAGCCGGTCTTACCGCCTCAGCCGGCGCCAGAAACTCCGGCCCCGCCGGCAATCAAGAAAGAGCCGAAGGCGGAGAAATTTGCCGGTCTTAAAGCCCAAGCTAAACTAAATGAGGCAGTTGATGATCAGGTTAAACAGGAAAAAGAGGCCAACAAGCCGCCTTTGACTAAAGAGATTTTAAAGAACTTTGCCGTCAATACTTTGAAACTCAATGTTGACGAGGACCCTAAATTGACTAAAGCCTTTGAAACTCTGCCGGTAGACAAACTGGCGGAGCTATTAAAATATAATGAACAACAGGAGGAATAATGCCAGAACCAACATTTATTCTTGAAGATATACTTATAAAAGAACCTGGAGACATAACTGATCCAAATGAGAAGAAGTTTTTGCAGGAGCATAAGGCTGATCTTTCACCCGATGAACAGACTTATTACGCTTCTGTTTTGGAACTGGCACCAGCCCCAGTCGCACCCGGAACACCTGCTACAGGCGATCCGAGTACTGAATTCATGCCTAAATTCAAGGATGAGGCGGAGTTTAATGCTTTTATTGATAAACGGGTAGAAGAAAAGGCGAAAGCCTTGGCAGCAAAACCAGTTGCAACTCCTCCCGGCGAACCGGGCGAAGGCGAGTCCGGCGATCTGTTGAAAGATTTAGGGGTTGATCTTAACTTTAAGTTTGAGAAAGATCCGGCTAACTGGAGCGAGTTTGCCAAACAATATACTACACAGGTCTTTCCTCAGTTTGTTGAGGCTTTGGGCAAGTTAAACGAAAAACAGCGCCAGGCCATGATCTCTAAAATTGAGGCGATCAACCAGCGGTTTGATGATGAGATTGCTGAGATTAGAACTAAAAACCCGGATATTCCTAAAAAGGATACCAAGGAAGGGAAAGAGTTTGAAAAGGCTTTAGCCAAAGTCGCTCAGAAATTTAAGGGAGTGACTTCAATGCATGAAGCGTTTGAAATTTACCAAGTCATTCCTCCTAAACCAGAGGCTGAACCTCCGGTCGCGCCGCCGGTTACTCCTCCGGGGCAGCGGCCGGCAACTTTTAATCCTTTTACTCGCAAGAAAGCTTTGGCAACGAATGTTCCCGGCAGCGGTCATCCGGCTACTCCCGGCCAGCAGCCTAAAAAGTATGCGGACACTGCCGGCAAGAGCATGGATGATATTTTTTCCGAGGCAACTGCGGAATTGGAAAAACCCGAATAGGCCATTTAACTTTTGTGCTATAATTAAGTCACTATGATGACTAATCAGGAACAATATGAGTTGGCCCAAGGGTTGGCTTCAGACATTGATACTACTAATTTAACTTTACTCCAGGGGTTGATCAGCCGGGGCAATCGCAAGTTTGCCAAAGTCTGCGGTTATTATCCTAAGGAGACTTTTACTTTTACCACTTACACCGATGCCATCTCCGGCACTTCTTATTTGGCCTACCGGCTGCCGATTGACTTCTATAAATTCTCTGAGCTTTATGTCACTTCCGGTTCCAACCAGTATTGGGCCACTTTGGTTCAGGACGACCAGCGCTGGCGGGTAATGCAGTCGGCCAGTTTCAGCAGCAATGTCTTGACTGATGTATTTATCCGGCGCGACCGGATGGAGCTTTATCCGATCCCTTCCTCGGCCCTGACCGCCACTTTTCGTTATCGGGCTTTACCGCCCCGGATGTACGCGGCTGATTATGCTACCGGAACGATTACTACTTTAACCAACGGCAGTACGGCCGTGGTTGCCGCCAGTTCTACTTTTACTTCAGCGATGGCCGGCCGGTGGTTTAAGATTACCAACGATGGCCAGTGGTATAAAATCGCCTCGGTCACGGATACGACTCATTTGGTGTTGGAGAATGAATATCAGGGCTTGTCTATTGCTGCCGGTACCGATGCCTACAAAATCGGCCAGATTGCCAATTTACCGCCGGAGACGCATGATATTCCGGTAGAGTTTGCTTTATGGCAGTTTGAATTAATGCGGAAAAATATCACTTTAGCCAGGGAGCATAAAGCTCAATGGCTGGAAGGAATTAAAGATGTGGCCGGCGACGTGGCCAATTTAAGCGATAATGCCGTCATTGACGACACCAAGGCTAAACTACGGGCTTTCCGGGGAATTAATCCTAATTATTATCCAACCGGTATGAGTTAATATGTATGTCCAGAACGACTTTAGAAATCAAACGCTACGCCGGTTTATCTGACTCTGACAAAGAGGGGATCAAATCGTCTTACCGGTGGGCAGAATGCCTTGACTACCGGACTGACCCGACTAAACTGACGCTTTTACCCAGAACAGTTAAGGAGTCAGGCAGTGTAGTTTTAGGTTTGCCAATGGTGGGGGAGCGCTACTCAACTAATGCCTATGTTTACGACAATGCCGGCTATCTCTATAAACGAACTTCTGCCGGGGTGTGGAGCAATGAACACCAGGTGGGCGATTCGGCCGGCAATGGCCTTAAATATTACGGCGAGGATGATTATCTTTACTATCCCTCAAATAAAGTAATCGGCCGGTACGGTCCCATGGCCAGTACACCTACCTGGGTGGATGACTGGTTGGGGTCAGAGGGCGGCGTACCGCTTAACACCAATTCCCTTGACCTAGAGGCTTCCAGTTCACAATATGGTTCCATTGCCGACAATGCGGCTTTATCTATTATTGCGGATATTTCTTTAGAGACTTGCATTAAACCTGAGTCTTTGCCAGCTGATGGAGCGGAGATGGCCCTGATGGCTAAATGGGATGAATCCGGCACCTTGCGGTCTTACTGGTTTGGCTTAGGCACGGTGTCGGCTTTCCTGGGGTCCGGGGGTGACGGTGCTTTAACTATTTCGGCTGATACTACTCAGGCGCCGACAGACTCGGCGGCGGCCGGCACGATCGCCACTAAGGCTTTAACAGCCACTAATGCTTCCTTTGCCGTCGGGCAAAAGGTTTTAATCATTCAGATGCGCGGCACCAATGCCGGGACTAAACAGATCAACGAGATTGATGCCTACACTGCCGGCACGATTACTTTGGTTGACGCTCTTAATGCCAACTATAACTCCACCGGGGACAATAAGGCTCAGGTGATAGTCTTGCCTCAATATACCAATGTCACAGTTAACAGCGGTAAAACCTGGTCGGCTAAGGCTTGGAATGGCACGGTAGGCGGCGTCTTGGCATTTCTGGCTACCGGAACCGTCAGTATTGCCGGTGCCGTTAATCTTTCCGGTAAGGGTTTCTCTCAAATGGCTGCCGCAACTGATGGGGCCGGATTAACTGGTTATCAAGGGGAAGGTATCGCCGGAGCCAGTGATACTAAATCATCCGCGCCTAACGGCAATGGCGGGGGAGGGGGAGAAGGTTATGCTGTCGGGTCCTCTGCCGGCGGCGGAGGCGGGGGCAATGGAACGACCGGGACCAATGGTAACAATGGCAGCGGCGGCAAGGTTGGAGGAACCGGTGGAAATATAGCCAGTACTTCTGACTTAACGACTATTTGTATGGGGGGAGAGGGAGGCGAGGGAGGTCAACGGTTATTCCATGGCGGCGGAGGCGGAGACGGCGGCGCCATCGGCTATATTATGTGCAATACTTTTACTTTAACCGGTTCAATTAATCTTAATGGCGCCGTCGGAGGTGATTCCGGTAACAATGATTCGGCCGGCGGCGGGGGAGGAGCCGGAGGTTCACTTTTAATCCAAGGTGATGTGATTACTTTAGGGACTGGTTTGATAACTGCTTCTGGCGGGGCCGGAGGGGCAGGTTATGGCGGCGGAGCTAATGGCGGGGCCGGCGGCAGTGGGGTGATTCACATTGACTACATTACTTCTTATACCGGTACCACTACTCCGACATTTTCCTATATCCAAGATCCTTCTTTATCTACTTCCAGCGGTTACTGTCTTAAACTAAAGATTTCCAATGACGGTACTGCTTATGAGTCTTATTACCGGACGGTTAGTATTGCGGCTGGTGATTGGCACCGGGTGGGGGTAGGTTGGGATGCTTCGGAGAGTACGGCTTTTTTCTATCTTGATGGCGTTTTCCAGGGAACAGCGACCGGGGCAATGACGGCAATCCATAATAATGCTTCGGCTTTCTATATTGGAACCAGCAAAGGGGCGGCGGCCGTAGAGAAGTTTTACGATGGATTGATTGATGACAGCCGAGTCTTTAACGACCTGCGGACTGCCGGAGAGATGCTGACTTACAAAGATAGGGAACTGGCCGGATCGGAAGCTAATTTAATTGCCTATTATGAGTTTGACGCTGCGGCGACTGATACTGCCGGGGCCAATGATCTGACTTTATCCGGATCACCGTCTTACTCTACTGATGTGCCGTTTAGCTCGCCGACATCCAGAAACGATTTGGATAAATCTTTAGACACTACCGGCAATACTTACACTGTGCCGGTGGCAATTGTGGAAAGCAGCGCAAACAAACAGGAATTTGTCCCGGCTAAAGATCCGCAGAAATCCATTGAAGTGTTAATTGCCGCCATCGGCTCAGGCAACTGGACTTTAACTGTCCATGACGCCCTTAATCGGACGATTGCTTCTAAAACTGTCACGGCGGCCAATCTTAATGTGGGGGATTTTGAGTTTGTCTTTGCTTCTGTCTGGCGACCGGTTCTGGGGGCAACTTACCATTTCCACCTGACTTCTACTGTGGCTAACGGCACGGTGACGACTACTTCGGTTTCGGACCTTAACACGGTGGATTACCATAGTTATTATCAATTTTTAGTGGAGGATGCCTATCATCCGGAGGAGCGGATTTTAGAGAAATTGGCTATCGGCAATGAACGCTATCTGGCGACTTGGAATGGCGTCACCTATAATCCTCATACGCTTACCTTGCCTTCAGGCTACCGGATTCGCTGCTTGGGCCTGTGGCGCGGCTATCTGGCAGTCGGGACCACCAGGGGGGCTAATATTACCGATGAGGACCAGGGGATGATCTTTTTATGGGATGGCCGCTCTACTACCTACAATGATTATATTCCTGTGCCTCAGGGCGGCGTCAATGCTATTCTTTCCGGCGATCCGCTCTACTTTGTGGCCGGCTATAGCGGTGATTTACTGTCCTATGCCGGCGGCGGTGTCAGACAAGTTAAGCGGATTCCTAAGATGGTTAGCGGCGACACTTTGGAGGTTTACCCCGGCTCAATGACTACCTGGCAGTCTTTAATCCATGTGGGAGTGGCCGGTCCCTGCAGTTCGTCTGCTGTCAAGCGCGGCGTTTATTCCTATGGCACCATTTCTCCCCGGATTGAAGAATCTATGAGCTTTGATTATAAAACCTCTTTAGGGATTATGGCTGATACTGCTCTTAAAGTCGGCATGGTGTTTCCAATCGGCAGCCATCTTTTAATCGGCTGGCAATACGGGGTTTCCTTTGGAGTGGATGTAGTTAAACCTACCAATGCGCCATTTGCTTCCGGCCGGTATGAATCTTTAATTACTGACGTTAATAAAATTATTGCCCCGAAGCAAGCTAATTTTATGCGGGGTTACTTTAAGAAACTTGTCAGCGGCGACACCGTCAGGTTAGAGTATAAGATTGACCGGGATGATAACTGGACTGAGGGAACGGCAGAATCTACCGCTAATGCCAAGGAAAGCCGCTTGCAGTTACCGACTAAAGGCAACCGCTTCAACGAATTGGAGATGGCGGTTAATTTAACTACGACTAATACTGCTTCGCCTAATTTTTACGGTTTTGGTCTGGAGCTGGACGATCTGGCTTCGGAGAAACGGACATAATATGATTGACTTTGAGACAGAAAGACAGATTAAAAACTTAATCCAAGAGGCTCTGGGAGAGATTAAAATTCGGGGAAGCAATATTGGCTTTGATGAAGTCAAGGCTATTCATATTGGTGACGGGGTAAGGATGATCAGGGCCGGTTTGGCGGCTAACCGACCAACCAGCGGGGAAAAGGCCGGGGCTTGTTATTTTGCTACTGATTCTTTTGTTTTATCAGTTTGGACAGGGAGTGTCTGGAAAGATACAACCTTGGCATGATATAATAAATTATGGCTTATTCAGATCCAAATTCCGGCGGTTTCGGTAACTCAGCTTCTCCTGATCTGTCCAATCCGTGGAAAGTTTCCCGGTACAATGACTATCTCGCCGGTAAGGGCGAATTTGCCGGTCAGGGAGGCGGGGGCGGGGGTTTAGATACTTCTTCAATCCCTTCGGCTTTAGGTTTTGCTCAAACTCTTTCTAGTGGCGAGGATGCAGTCTTGGCCAACTTAGTGGCCACCATGAAAGGTCAGGCTACACCAATGGATATTTACGGCAAGTTAGAAGAACAGGCTGGTATTCCCGCACTTAGAACCTCGGCTAAATCTCTTTCCTCTGAAGTTTATTCATTAGAAGATCAAATCAGGCAGATTGAACCTGACGTGTCCGCCCGAACCAGACAGTCTTTAGTTACCGAAGCCCAAAGGCGGGGATTGGTGACTGAAGGACAGAAGCCTTTGCGCGAGAATTTAAGCACAATTTCTACCAACCTTGGCCGGGTGTTATCCGGCTTAAGTCTGGCTCAATCAGACGTTAACACTAAAACCGGCTTGACCATGCAGGGGCAACAGCAGGAACTGGAACCTTACAAACTGCAATATACGGCTTTGGTGGACCGTAATGCCCGCTTAATGACCGGCTTTACTGCTGATCGCCAGACGGCCTATGATACTTTAATTGCCAAATGGCAGAGGAATAATCAGCTGGACGATCGGGAGTGGCAGTTGGCGGCTGACCTGTCCAAAGAAGAAAATTCTTATACCAGGGAGCTGCAAAAAGCAGCCGCTTCAGCCGGCGCCAAGTTAACCGGCGGTGAGTCAATGGATCAATTGCTTGGTTTGATCGGCACGCAGGCGGCAGAGGAGATTGCCTGGAGTAGGCGTAAATCTGCTACCGGCACAGCTGAAGAAAGGAAAATAACCTCAGCTAAAGAACAAGCAGTGGCCGATGCCCGCAGTGGGGCGACTTCAGAGCAGTTAGCCAGAAGTTACGGGGATATTCTAAAACCCTACGAACTCTTGAAAATTATTAATGATAATAACTACTATGGCGGGACAATCAACGACCCCTATAATCAATTCTATAAATTCTTTTCTGGCCAGTACGATCCTAATAAAGACAATACCTCTGGTGTTAGTGTTAACCCAGATGGTTCAATTACTATTAAATAAAATGAAATGTCCATATTTTTTAACAATAACCAAAGACCAATTAATCCGGAGAGGACTTTATCTGAAAAGGTAAAGGATTTTGTTCGGCCTAAGCTTCTTTCCCCGCTTCAGGGTGAGCCAGACACTTTTTTAAACCGGGTTAAGGAATTGTTCAAACCCAACCTCAAATCACCTGCCACTGAAACTGATGAGGAAACGCTTCTTAATCGGCCGAAACCGGCACCCTCGCCATCAACGACACCAGTGGTTGCGCCGGTTTTTGCCCAGGAGAAAACTCCCGCAATCGCACCTATGCCTATACCTGCTGTTTCGCCTATGCCTACATTTACCCGGCCATTTGAGAAAGAGGCCACCGAGGTTTGGGGGGACAAAGTTGAGGAGTTTTATCGGGTAATGAAAGAGGGCGAAAATGCTAAACTTCAACCGGTTATAGATGTTCCTAACCGGACTATCAAAGATCCGGTTACTGGCAAGAAAGTATGGAACAATGCGCCTGATGCCCCGATTGACCAGATTTATAACCCGGATACGGATAAAATGGAAGACTCCATTGACAGGGGGCTGGCCCGGATAAATAACGGTACTTTTTACTTACTACTTAATAGCTTGGAATACCGGCCGATGATGAAAGAGGCGGGAATTACTGATACTAACGATGTCCATAAAGTTGATTTTCAGGTGGCTTGGGATAAAATGAACGATCCGGGCTATAATATAAAGATGTCCAAAATCATTTACCAGTTCCATGAAAACGAGAACAAAAAGAAAGGGATTAAGAAATCCGGTTGGTCTGGCTGGGTAGCTGCGCCAGAAGATTTGGTCAACTTGGAGGAATATGTCGCTAATAAGTAGCTTTTTTCAGAAATCAGACGCAATAAGACGCAAGCGCCTGGAGGCGATCCAGCAACAAATCACCTCTAAGCTTTCTCAGGTTAAATCTAAAGCTGATGTTACAGTGGACACAGTTAAAGACTATTTCACCAGCGGCCAGGTTAAAGAGGACATTAAAAAACAATACTCTCTGGAAAATATCAAACGGGTATTTGATCCGTTTTCCATGCTTAAGACTGCGGCCAGAACATATTTTTATGATCCGGAGACTAAAAAAGCTTTACCTCAGTCGCTGTTGCGTAAAGAAAACCGGCCGGACATGACTAAATTAGCCAACTGGAAAAATCTGTCTGAACAAGAAAGAGAACAGGAACTGCAAAAAACCATCGTTCCCATGTTTATGCTCAGTGGGGCGCCACAAGGAGTTGTTAATCCTGGCAGCCGAGCCTATAAAAAACTTACGGATGAGGGTTGGATTAGACAAAAACTTGGAAAGGAATGGGCTTGGGTTAAACCTAAAGGTGGGTTTCAAGGATCGGCTTTACCTAATCAGCCAGCAATTGAAGCACCGACTCCATTGATTACACCACCTGCACCTGTAACCCCTCCGACGCCGACTTTAGGAGCCGGTCCACAATTCATTGCAGCAACGCTAGCAGTCCCTCCAGTACCACTTAAGCCAGTCGTACCACCAGTTGCACCGACGCCGATTGGACCACAACCTATTATTCAAGAACAAAAAATTACCACCCCCCTCGCCACCGAAGCCACCAAGTATAAGAGTACGGAGGTTTGGTATCATGGCACAAGCCAAAAAAATGCTAAGTCAATTCTTAAAGAAGGTTGGAATCCAACTAAAAGTGACACCCCCAATGAATCACCTTATGCTTTATTTGCTAGTAAAGAGACTGGAGACGTAAACGATCATTCGGCTGGACTTTATAATCGTGGTGCAATGTTAGAGATAAGACCCAAGCCCAATGCTAATATTAAAGGTGAAGATTATTGGTATCAAACATTTGGTAAAAGTCATGGGGCGGAAGAGTCTGCTCAAATTGCAAAAAATGCCATAGCTGAAGGCGTTGATATTGTTAAAGATCCAAGCGGTGAGGTTTACATTTTAAATCCGAAAAGTGTTGATATTAAGATGGTTACAAAAGCCACTCAAGCTAAGGGGGTAACACCTCAACTAGCTGGCAAGCCGGCAATACCACCAACTGAGACTCATCCATTGATCAATGAATCTTTTGTCAGGTTGGCTGATGAGGCTAATAAAAACACCGATGCTTTGCGCGGTGGCACTTGGTTTACCAACAAAGGGGGAATTGGTTCTTTACAGTATGCGATAAAGGAAAAGATAATCGGCGGTGGTACGCTTTTTAAAGGCAACCTTAATCCTAAAAATCCTCTTGTTGTTAAAGAAGCTCAGTTGGAAGATGGATCGTTAAACGTGATAAACCTGGGGTACGAAAATTACATTAAGCCTAAATATTATAAAATTCTTGATCACATGATGGCGACTATTTTGTATCCTGAAAGTGGAGCTGAATTGCCTGATGACCAAATAGACATTCATCTTATGAATGCTTTGGAGGCAGCGGATATTCCTGAAACCCAGGCCATTAAAGTTTTAAACGTGACCCCTAAAAATAAACTTGACGTGACTGCAGATATGATTATGACTAAGGCTTTAAAAGAGGAGGGTTACGATGCTTTAATTTTACTAACTGAGGGTGGTCAAAAGCACGTCTTAAATTTTGATACTTCCAAGGCTTTTGAACCGGCACCGCCTAAACTGACTATTGCCAAATTAGAAAAGCAGGAACTTGGCGAACATTTTAAAGACTTTATCTCCCAAGCGAAGACCGGAGAAAGTTATACCAGCCGGGTAAATAAACTTTCCGAGGTGGCGGATAAACCGGAGATCTCTAATGACCGGGTCATGTTGCGGCAACTGCGGACTTTGGTCCGCAAAGAGATTCTTAAATTAACCGGGTTGGATGCCGGCGGGACCGGTCACTGGAAACAGGACTTTGCCTATCTGCAGATGATTAAAGCCGATCCGGCGGTTGCCGATCAGGTCACGGCTCTGGAAGAGTTAATCTATAAACTGGATGAAAAGATCGGCGTCAATGTTCAGGCCAAGATCGCTGACTTTTCCGAGGACCTCGGCTTGCCAACCACTGCTGATTATTACATTCCTGTCAGAAAGTATTCTACCCGGGGGACTGGCAACCGCGAGTGGATTCAGCAGAACATTCCCCTTGTCTATATGGGCAATAAACGGGGCATGGTTGGTTATATCCTGGATGTGTTGGGAATTAAACGCGACGACCTCCAGTTTCTTAACTCCCAGGATACGGCTCATTTGCCGTTTACCCAGGTTTATGATCTCTTTGGCGGGTCCGGCTTGCTGGCCAACCTCTCTACCAAACTTTTCCCGAAAGCCCAGATTACTTATAACGAGTATGATCCACAGGTGGTTAAGGCCATTGAGACTGTCAAGACCAATCCTCGGCCGGTTACCCGCTTCATCAAAGAGGTAGGAATCTGGTTACAGGACCATCCCGGCGCCGATTGGTTGGCCCATTTCCAACTGGTCCATAAAAGCGATCCGATGTTCCGGACGGCGGCCAAACTGATTGAGGCTACCGCTGGCCGGACCGGGGAAGTAACCGCCCAAAAGATCGCCAACATGGTTAAAGCCGTCCCTAACTACGCTAAGGCTTTTAAAGACGTCCAGACGACCAATGAAGATGCCTTTGCCATTATGGACCGGTTGATTGCCAACCCGCCTTCTAAAGGATCAACTTTAGTCTATATTGACCCGCCTTACTGGGGTTCAGCTGGCTATGCTCAGGGAGCGGAGATGATGCGCTCGTCCGGGTTTATGAAGGTGTTGGATTACATCGGCAAACTGGATAAAGTCGGCGTTAAGGTGATCGCTTTCAACAACGACCCCGAAGTCCAGGCACCTAAGGCCGGCCTGGAAGAAATCCACCTTAACAATATCATGGGCAAGATCAATCAACTGTCCGAACAGGGGGTAACTGTCATCCGGGGGATCAAGCCGATCGGGGCGCCGGATAGGCGGGAGATTATGCTGACTAACCTGGACTATGGTAAAAAGACCAACCGTTTGCTTAACCAGAAGTGGGTCATGGAGGCAATTGAGAAACTTCATGCCCAGCCGGCGGCCGAGATGTCCAAGTCTTTCCTATCATTACTGCGGTCCATTCGTGGTAGCTCAGAGTTTGCCCCGGGAACACAGCGGATTTCCCCCAACCAAATCCGCATGATCCGCACTCTTAAGAATCGTCTGCGGATTAAGAACCGGGAGATGCTGCCGATCCTAGACGAGTTGTTGGGTGATACCTCTTTTGCCAAAATGACCAAAGAGGATGGCGAGAAGATGATCGCCTGGCTGCAGCCACAGAACTACCGAATTATTGAAAAGCAGGTGGACCTGACCAAAGACCGGCTGGGCAAAGCCAGGCTGCAGGCGGTTATTGGCGAGCCATCAGTGGCTGTTAATGAAGAATTGGAAAAGAAGTTTAACTTGATTGATGTCATGAACCGGACAGCCGGCGATATTGAGAACATTACTAAAATGGTGGGCAACCTGCCGAAGATGGAAGCACCTAAATGGAATAATCTGCGCCGGGCTTTACTGCTACCGGCTAAAGCTTTGTCTGAAGACCTGGCTACAAAAATTCTCGGCATTAAGGGATCGTTCCATACTCCTCTACGGGCGATCATCAACATCAGCACCAAGTTCAAAAACCGGATGCATCTCAATCTATCCCAATTAGCTAAAGATTTATCTGAGGAAGAACGAAAAGCGGTCGCCTTTATCCAAGGCGGGGCCGAGAAAGAGTTTAAGGGGACAATCTCGCCCAAGGCAAGACAAACTGCTAATTATTTACAGGAAGTTTTCCGGGCAAACCTGGCTATTGTTAACCGGTTGCGCCAAGCAGTTAACCAACCGATCGTGCCAGAAAGAAATCCTTACATCTCTTATATTTTAAACCAGGACATTTTAGAGGCGGCCCATTTAGGCGATAGGGTAAAGTTTTGGGAACAGCGGGTAAAAACTCCCAAAGACTTTGCTGCCGGTTTGTTTACCCAGGACCTTAACAGAATCTTTAAGATTTGGTCCGAGTCCTCAGCCAACTGGCTCAAGAAAAATCTTTATCAGGCTCTCTTGGCTGATAAATTTGAGGAGATTTACAAGGTGTCTGATGCCGCTTCCATGTATGCCCGGACAATCATGGAGATGGATATTTATAATATGATGGGGGATTTTGAGCGCTCGTTCCGGGTAATCGGCCAGGCCATCAATGACTCTGTCGGCAAGATTTATCCTAAGCGAATTCCGGTTAATGAAGAACTGGCTAAATCTTTGCTCAATACTACCTTTGGCCAGGAACTGATAGATTCCATTAAACACGGTTATCTTTATGTGCCACGCTTCCAACTGCCTAATGTTGGTGAAGTCTTTCATAAAGTGTTTTATCCGGCCAAGTTAGCCTGGAATTTCGGCTTTGCTGTTCTTAACCGGCAGCAACCCTGGGCAGCCACACCGTTTGTCGGAGTGATTAATAAACTTAAAGGACGGCTTAAACTTTACGGAGTGATGATGCCTTGGAATGGCAAGGCGCGAGACCGCTATATTTCCATGCTGGAATCTTCCGGTTACCAATTTGGCCGAATGATGTACGGTGAGCAATTTCCTACGGCTAAAAGCACGCTAGGAGTCTTTGTGGATCGGTCCATTAACTTTTTAAATGATGTTACCGAGCTGGCCAACCGGATGGAGAATGCCATTGATGCTGAATATGTGCTGGCCAATTTGGAAAAAAAGGCTGGTATGACCTTGGAACGGCGTGACAAAGAGAAAATTGCCGGCCAATTCTCGGCTTTTATTAACTTTATCTCCGGCAAGAGCTATTCGCCGGTGGCCCAGCGCAATGCGATCGGCCGAGTGCTTTATACTTTCCAGCAGTATCCGATCTACCAACTGAATGTATTTCACGAAATGCTCAAGTATGCCCATCAAGACAAAGGGGCGGCTGACTTTTGGAAGTTAATGAATGACGAAGGTGGTGCTTCTGAAAAAGCTTACGAGGCTTTTCAAAAACTGCCGGATAAGAGTAAATCCCGCTACTTTGCCATTTTATTGGCAATTGCCATCCCGGTAGCCACCATTTATTCCATGTCCCGGTCCTGGTCAGTGGCTGCGCGGGCCTTGCCCGGAATGCCCAGAGTTGCCATGAATAATATTCTTAAAGCTTTATTCGCTTGGGTTGATGATCCGAGCGATGACAATAGAGATGTTTTGGCGACAGAGATTAAAGGTTTCTTCCGGGTAACTGTAACTCAACGGGTAAATGATGCTTTTGATGTGATGAAGACCGGCATCCTCCAAACTACCACCACCGGCCGACCGTTGTTTGTCCAAAAGACGATTGACAATGCGGTCCGGATGTTTGTCTTTGGCCGGTCCATTTTACCAGAGTACGAGAAACGCTACCCCAGCATTCTTTCCAAGATATTCGGCGGTCAAACAGAGGCCGGACAAGTTAAGAAACTGCAGAAGTCCCGGTTAAAACAGCAACAGACTGACACGGAAAACGCAGTGGAGTTTATGAAACGACTGGAGACCAGTAAAACTATTGAAGAGAAAAAGGCTTTGCTTAAAGAGTTTGCCGAGGCCGGCAAGTTTAATACTCAGATGAAAGATAAATTAAAACAGTACCTAACTGAAAAAACCACTGGCACCGGCGGTTTGGAACGATCAATCATCGGTCTGAATGATGCTGATCAGGCTCAGTTTGTTTTAGACAATCTTAACAAGGCTAAAACTGTTGAGGCGAAGCAAGCTTTGCTGGCCGACTATGCCCAGCGAGGAGTCCTAACTGCCAATGTAATTGCCGAAATGAAAAAACTATTGCTTAATAAAAAATGATTGTGATATAATTAATTTATGGACAATAATACACGTCAGGCATTTCTCCAGGCTTTACAGAGTAGAGGATTAGTAGGTAACCAAACTAATGTCGGCGGCCCCCAAGGAATGGATCAAGGTAGGATGATGATGGCCGGTAGGCAGATGAACGGCACCCAGGGAGGCGCAGGAATGTCCCAAGGTCCGATTGACCAGCTTAAAATGTCCCAGCCTGACGAAGCGGTTTATATTGTTAGGGCTTTGGCAGCCAGATTAAAAGCTTTATCAGATATGGAGATGGGCAAGGACCAGCAGCCAGCGCAACCGGCCCCAGCCATGGCTTAATATGCCAAAACAAACCAGTTATGATTTACTAAAAGAAGTCTATACTATTGTCAATAGGCTTGAAGATAAAGTGGACAAAAGAGTAGGTTTAACGGAGGGAAGGTTGGATAAGATTGAAGGTAAAGTAGATAACTTATTAGGTAAAATCGGCATCGGTGTGATGGTGGTTTCGGCAGTTATCTCCAGCGGAATAGCTTTTCTTTTTAGCTTTTTAAAGAAAGATTAATGATTAATTTACAACAATTGATAGATAAGTATAATGGCAAGCCTTGCGAGGTGGCCGGTTCGGCTGACGCTAAAAACCAGTGTGTGGATTTAGCCAATGCCTATATCAGAGATGTCTGGGGTTTGCCGATAGTAGAGTGGACCAATGCAGTGGACTTTCCCGAAAAGATCACCAACTGTAATTTTATTGCCAATACTCCTGATGGAATGCCCAACCCGGGAGATTTGGCTGTCTTTAAGAAATACGGCTCGCTTTATGGTATAAATGGACATATCGGGGTAGTGATGGAAGCCACTCTGAATTCAATGAAAATTTTTGGGCAGAATTACCCGACCGGCTCGCTGTGCAAGATAGGCACGCATAATTATCTTGGCTGCCGCGGCTGGCTGAGAAAGAAAGAAACTATGTTTGATGATGAAATGGTAATTAAAAAGTCAGAGTATAAAAATCTTTTTGAGGGAAACCAGCTTTTCCAGCAGTTTAAAGACAATGGTTATTCCTCGGTTGCCGATGTCAAAGCAGATATTGCCGCCCGCAATAAAACTATTGAAGAGCAAAAGGCTGAGATTAAGCTTGCTAACGATGCCGCTACTGAAGATAAAAACTCTTATCAGGCATTACGGGACGCAGTGGCCAAGGCTTTAGGCGTCACTCAGGATGTCAATCAAATCAATGCGGCCCTGACTAAACTGGAAAAAGACCTGGATGATTATGATACGGTGAAACGCAATCTGGCCACTCTCCAAACGGCTTTTGATACTAGTGTCGGAAACTCCACCGCCACGATTAAAGCCTACGAGGCCTTAATGAAGAATGCCTACAGCCCAGCGGAGTTGGCTAAAATACTCGCCAATAAACGGTCCGAGCTGATTTGGAAATTGATGGTTAGTTTGATTAAAGACATTAAAATTTCTTTACCTAAATTAAAGAGGGGGTGACTTGTAATGAAAATTAACTGGAAAATGGTTTGGGAAGCCATCAAAGAGCCATTGCGGGAGTTTGTCATTGCTATCATCCCGGCGGCGCTGGCTTTTACCCAAACTTTAGACTGGCAGTATGCCGGAGTAATTTATTTTGTCCTCAGGTTTATTGATAAATATCTGCATGAAGCAGGCAAAAAGAAAGGCAACGAAGCACTTTCAAGAGGCATTACCAGGTTCTAAAAAAAACCGGCCGAGTCACGCCGTTAAGCTTAACAAAGCCGGATTAGTAATTTTACCACTTGACATCGTCAGGTTAAAGTAGGTAAATTAAGTATTGACATTAAATGGAGTGTTGCTGATAATAGGTTAAACCCTCTGCGGCAACACTCAGAGGGCTTTTTTATGACTGAGAAAGAAAATAATCTTGACTTTTTTATCTTACTGGCATTCTGCCTGATCGGTTTTGGTTATCTGATTTTTACTTGGGTGGCGTTTGCTTTAGCTTTTATTATTGTGGTGTTTAACCTATGAAATGGAAATCTCTTACCAGGCAAAAATTTCTCCTCTCCTTTTTTGACAGTCGTGAATGTTACCAAACCAAAGAAGTTAACGGATTTGTTTTGGCTAAATATTTCAGTAATAATACTCACCGATGGGAAGTTATGGTTTATACCCCGGAAAGTTACCAAAAAGCGATCTCTACCTATCATCAATTTGTAAAAGTCCCTGATCCCCAATTGTCCAATAAGGATCAAACTACCATTTTCCCAGGTGGTTGGAAAAGCCCGGTAAGCGAATCGCTACGCCGGAAGTTGTCCCCGGAGGTTGTACCGTCACAGACTCCCGATGTGTAAGTCATCGGTATGGGAGGCAAAGCTCGCTGAGGGTAAAGCTGTACCCGGGCCTTTGAAGCGAGAGATCACAACACCGCCGAAATTACTTGACTATAGAGTCATCTATAGTTAGGGCTTTTATTACCCATAAGCTAATTGTAGGATGAAAATATGTCAGAGTTTGAATGCTATAACAAAGACTGTAAAAAAATGGTTGACTACCAAGCAACCGGTAGTTTCTTTTGCTGTCAGGAATGCAAGGCTGCGTATAATAAAAATCGGCGGCCGGCTAATTCAGCGGAGCGGAAACTGACGGTTCCGGAGATGCAGGAGAAATTAAAAGCGATCGCGGCGGCACTGCGGGAGCGCCGGTTAAACTATCAGCCGAGTATTTTTCCGGCGCAGACTCAAATTGCCGCTTGACAAGCATTTAATTATTGGTTAATATTAATTATATTAAATTTAGGAGGCCATATGCCCGAAGATACAGTGACAGAGTCCCCAGCAAAAGCCAAGTTAAGAGCGACAGCCGAAGCCTTGAAGGCGGCGTCAGAAGCAAATAAATTCCAAGAGTTAGCGACCACCAATAAAGAGTTGGTGGAGATATTCCAGAGCAATGCCAATGTCGGCACTAAGCAAGTGTCCTCGGAAGACCTGGAAGTTCCCTCGCTGCGACTGATACAGAAGACTTCTGATTTGGAGATTGCCGGCGGCGAGGCAGTCAAACTTGGCTATCTTTACCGGTCTGACAGTATGATCCAGAGGAAAGAGATGCTGGTGAATATCCTTTGTTTTAAGAAAGTCTGGGCGGATAACTTTAACCGTACCGCTGAGGAGAGAAAGCATATTTACTATGGTGCCTTTGAGGGCAGTTCGGATATTTTTCGGATGTACCTGAGGGGCTGGAGTTTGACTGGATCGCGCAAGTTTCTTTCTGAAGTTAAACGGATGCAGAATAAGTTTAAACTGCCGATGTACGCTTTACAGGTGAGGCTGTCCAGCAAAGAAGAGCATGGGGTGATTAAAGAGACGAGCCAGGCCTACACGACCTTTGGCATGGTCATGACTGTGGTGAAGAATGCCGAGGGAATGCCTTTAGTGGAAGAAGATCCCGGCCGGGCCACCTGGTTGAAAGAGATGGCGCTTAATTTTGAGTCATTAAATAGCAGTGATGAGGAGACAGAGACTCCGGAACCCAGGTCTATCCCGGTCAAACCGGTTGAACCGGAACCAGCACCGACGGAGCCAGAGACTGAACATGTTGAGCCGTCGGATATTCCTTTTTAAATATGATACCTGCCAAAGTTGACTACGTTGCCAAAAGTTTACTCACCGGGTACAAACTCGGCCTTAAGGAAGCTAATCTTTATGTGGGGATACCGGCAAAATACTGGCAAGGCCAGATGATCCGGATTCGTTATAAGAACGAGGTCAAAGAATTTTGCTTTGACCAGATTGTTAAACGTGAAGAATTTAATGATAAATTTATTCCCGGGGCCACCTACACCTTGGTGTATGTGCTTTGGCACCGGGTAAAGAAAGGACCGATTGTATGAAGCGTACCAGTAAGTGGCAGATGTTTTTTAAACGGATGCCTTTGGGGAAAATATTTGAGATACGGATTGCCCAGCATATTGCTAAATGCGGCTGTGAGCCTAAGGTAATCTTTATTGGCCCAGATGATTTTGCTCTTTTCAGGGCCAGGGCGGCAGTAGGAAAAGAACAGTTTGTTTTGGGTTTGGGTAATCCACCCAAGCTATTTTGGCGGGGCATTGAGTTAATTAAATTGGAGGAAAAGCATGAAGTTCCAACCAGCTAAAAACATCGTTGTTCTTAAACCTTTAAAGACGGATGATTTGAAGGCAATGGGGATTGTCCGCAACTCTATCATTGAGGCGGCCGTGTCCAAACAGCCGCAACTCGGCCAAGTGGTCCAAGTCGGCGATATTAAGAAAGACAGCGAGCTGCCGTTCAGAGAGCTTAAGTCCGGCGATGTGGTTGCTTACCGGGAGTTCGGCGACAATAAATTTATGCTGGGCATGGAAGAGGTGGTTTTTGTGGTGTTTGAGGATATATTAAGTATTTTGAAGAAGGAGTAATTTATGCGTAAAGGTTTTACAAGCATTGAAGTTTTAGTTATTGGTTTCTTATTTTTAATCTTTGTTTTTATACTAAGTTTTCCTTTATGGATTAGACTTCAGTCACTTGGCCGGGGAACACATACCGGTTTTGTGACGGCCGTTGATCAGCGTGGTTACATTTGGAGGAATTACGAGGTTTATTTTAAGACTGATAATTCTTCTTCTCAGGAGGATGTTTATTGTGTTCACCGGGTCAAGCAGGATTTAGTGGATGTTCTGCGCGGTTTTGCCATGACTGGCAAGAAAGTAACTATCATTTATCAAGGTGTCCGGGGAATAGGCTTTGGCCTATGTAGCCGTACTGAGATAAAAGGCTGGTCAATTAATTAAATAAGGAGTTTTATGCGCGTCTATCATCGCCCGATTTGTTTTAAAGAAGATGCCCGGACTAAATTGTTTAAGGGTGTTCAGATATTATCCGATGCCGTCACCACGACTCTCGGTCCCAAAGGCCGGAACGTGGCGGTCCTGCGGCAGTGGGGTACTCCGATTGTGGTTCATGACGGCGTGACTGTGGCCCGGGAGGTGGACTCGGACGATGTGTTTGAGAAGATCGGCATCATGCTGGTCAAGGAAGCGGCTCAGAAGACTAACGATGAGGCCGGGGACGGCACGACTACTGCGACCCTTTTGGCTTATGAGATTGTCCGGCAGGGGCTGGAGTTGATCAAGACCGGCTATAATCCGATGGTGCTACGGAATGAAATTTATGCGGCTTTGCCGAAACTTCTGGAAAAGTTAAAGTCTATTTCCACTCCGGTTAAAGAGAACAAGGAGATTGCCCAGGTGGCCTTTATCAGCGCGGCCGATGAGTCAATCGGTAATTTAGTGGCCGGCGCGGTAACTAAGATGGGTGAAGACGGCTTGGTTACGGTTGACGAGGGGGAGACGATGGAGACGATTGTGGAATATACCAAGGGGATGGAGATCAAGCGCGGCTACTTTTCGCCTTACCTGATCACTAACGAGCAGCGGATGGAAGCGGTTATCATTAATCCGGTCATTGCCATCATCAATAAAAAGTTAACTCTTGCCAATGAAATGGTCCCGATCCTGTCGGAGATGGCCAAGGTTAGTAAAGACATTGTGATTATTGCTGATGACATCTCCGGCGATGCCTTGGCGACAATGATTCAGAATAAGCTTAAAGGGAACATTAATGCCGTAGGTATCTCTGCCCCGACTATGGACCGGGAAGCCGAACTGGCGGATATTGCCGTGGTGGTTGGTGGCAAGGTGATGTCCGAAAAGACCGGTTTTGACTTAAACACTTTGGAGCAATCGCTTGGCCATGCCAAGAAGTTTGTGGCGGCCAGGGATAAATCCACGATCATTGACGGCGCCGGCACTAAAGAGCAGATCGCCGAGCGGGCCAAAGCCATTAAGGCTCAAATGAAGCACGATCATAACAAATTTGAGAAGGAAAAATACGAGACGCGCCTGGCCCGGCTGACTACCGGTGTGGCCGTGATCAAGGTCGGTGCTAAAACTGAGATTGATATGCGGGAGAAAGTGGAGCGGGTTAAAGACGCTGTAGGCGCTGCTGAAGCGGCCAGGGAAGAGGGGATCATCCCCGGAGGCGGAACTGCCTTTATCAAGCTCAAAGCGGCCCTCAAAGGCACCACAGCGGGCGAGAAGCTGCTTTTAAATGTGCTGGACAGTCCGGTCCGGAAGCTGATGCAAAATGCCGGCGAGAGCGAAAATAAGATCAAGGAAGTAATTGATTCAATCCCTGACGGTCCGGCCAGTCTTGGTTACGAAATAAACCAGGGCAAAATTATGGACCTTAAAGAAAAAGGGGTGATTGATCCGACCAAGGTGGTTCGGTTGGCCTTAGAGAATGCTGTCGGTGTCGGCACGTCTATATTAACTACTGACTGCTTGATCGGCCTGGTGGTTAAAGAGCAGGGTGGAGGCAAGACTTATGAGTGATATAAAACGAGTTAACGAGGCTAAAATGGCCGAGGTTATTAAGACCATGTCTAGTTTTAAGGCGCTCTATACCGAGTTTTCCCAGCTTTACAAGCTGTTAACGCCGGAAGAGCAGTTATTAACGGGCAATCTGGTCTTTGCCCAAAGTTGTCCCTGGGACAAAAACATTAATATTTCTGCTTTTGTCGGCAGTCCGATTATCTGTGAGGCATTGATGGGGGGAATCTCTCAATTAATGCGCCAGCAGCCCCAGCGTAATCCGATGGATCAGCCGTTAATTTCTCCGGCAGGCAGGGGGTTGCCTAACTAATGATAGACGACATTTTTGGTTTTGATGGTATAGCGATGAAGTCGCCCTCTAAGTCAGATTTGAAAAACATATGCGATCGTTTATTTGAGGCGATCATTATTTCCCGCTACGGTAAATGTTTGGATACCGGCGTTAAAACAGATTTGACTTGCATGAGGGTTATTCCGGCGCAATATATGTCAGTTCGGTGGGAGTATGCGAATGGGATTTGTTTAGGTGCTGACTCAGCCCGCTATTTCCGGAATAATCCTTTAGAGTGGGAGCAGTTTATAATGGAGCATTACGGGGATAGTTTTTTGCGCAAGCTTAAGGCCAAGGCTTTAGCTGATAAAAATTACGGCCGTGAATATTTGGAGAAGCTTTATGCCAAACTTAAAGCTGATTGGGAGGCTCTGTCTGTCCGAGGAAGGGGAGATAGTTTACCTGCCGGTCGGCGCTAATGCCAGATACAAAGAAATTGTCTACGATAGCGGTCAGCTGTCAGGCATCGCTGTGCATCTGACTCCGGATGAGTTTAAAATTGCCAAAGAGACCGAGGCCGATCTGTCGTTAACCGGGATTATTAATGCTAATAAAAAGCGGGAGGAGTCCAAAACCGGAGGAGTCCAATGAAATGTCCCCGGCCCGGCTGCACCAATGAAGCTAAGAAATCTCCTCAGTACGGCATCATTCCCTGCCAGAAGTGTCAGGACCGCGAAGCCGGTGAGGCTAATTTTACCCGCTATGAGTTTGACCATGTGGCAAAGCAACATCGGGCGCAGGAGCAACGCGATCACTTTGGCCAGGACATGGTCCAGCCTTTTATCCGCAACAAAGCGAATCCTGATTTTGCTAAACTATATCCTAAGGAGGCAAAGCAGACTTTTAGCAAAGCAGACTATAAAGAAATGGCAAAGTCTTAAATTAAATTATGTCTGGCGGCAGCGCCGGCGAAGGAGATATTATGCGCAATATTTTTAAGAAGGTGGTCAGGCCGCAGTTAGTCCGGTTCTCCGGCGGTCCGGTCGTGTTCCGGCCTCGCTTTCCCTGGCTGTTGTCTTACCGGCCGGTGAATATGTTGGCTGATGTCTATTATTTGTTTCCGCTGAATTATTTGGTCCGGTGGTGGCGTTTGGCCCGGAACTATGTTTTAATGTTTATTGCCAGGTTAATTATCAATTTTATCAGGAGGCATTCTCTTTATGCGCCGCGCCCGCAAGGTTCCCCTAAGTCCTGACCAGGTAAAATGGGTCAGGGAGGTTCTCAACAGCCATCTTCAGGTGACTGTGAGACAGCTGGCTAATGCTTTGAAGGTTACCCGGCCGACGCTGGTCAAAGGCATGGGGATCAGCTGGAAGGTGTTTAAGCAGGCTAATACACCGTTTTTAGCCAGGCTTATTAATCGTAATTTGTTGCCGGGGTTCCAGAAGAAGCTGCCGGCTCAGACTGCGCCGGTTTCTTCAGTGATTGAAGGGGAAGCGATCAAAGCTTATACTTTTAAAGAGGGTGGGATCGGAGAATTGGAGCCTAATGGATAAATATATTAAAATTAGGTCTAACAATAAATTGGCCGTAGATAAGATTTTGGTGGGCGTTCCTGCCACCCAGGCGATTAGAGAAACAGGTCATACCCCGCACCGCCGGCAAATCGTCCGGCACAATGCTATTAAACGGGTTATGGAAAGCAAGGGGGTTCAGTTTTATTTGAAACGGATCAACGAGGCATTAGAGGTAGAGAACGCCAAATTTCTCAAATCCAAAGAGGGAAAATCCAAGGCAATTGAAATGAGGGTAGGCGAGCGCATATTGCCGCGGTTGGTAATTAAGACCTACGTTGAAGGGTTGAATGCGACCAAGCTTTATGGTAAGGATGCTATTGAACACCCGGATACTAAGGTTAGGATTTTGGCTGCCGACCGGCTGTCGGAGTTTTTCAAGTGGCGCCGGCAAGAGGGGACACCGTCCAGTCCGACCGGCACCAACTACAGCCAGTTTAATTTTTTCTCTGTCCCTGAAGATAAACGGGGCAAGTTTGATCAGGACTTCAAGGTCTTTCTAAAGCACTTTTACAATAAAAACAAGGATCAGGACAGCTAATCAAGATTAACTGTCCCTGCTTATCGGGGACCGCCATTTAATGCGGGCAGGCATTGGGGTTGGTTCCGGGTATATGACTGCGCGAGGATTAGCTTCGGGGTTTCTCATAGCCCCCCTCCTTTTTGATCTCGTAGGATAATAGCCCGGGGAAAGGCTCACAGCCAAGTCGCTACCCCTCCTGAGCGGGGACAGATAGCCTTGAAATTGGGACTTGACAACCTATTAACTAATCGTTAAGCTGGAGGTATATGGATTTTAATAATTATCAAAATGAACAATGGCTTCCTTTAATTACCTTTTTAGGGTTTGCTTTGATAGGGTTTATTTTTGCTATTTATTACGGGAGGTTTTTTTAATCACTGCCTATGATCTTAAAAATTGAGATTGAGATGACTCATTTAGCCGATGCCAGTGTCCGGTTGCAGCGGATTGCTAATCAGTTGGAGCATGGTTTTGTCAAAGGGTACGGGTGGGAGTTAGCAGATGAAGAGGAGGAGAATGATAAAAAGCCTAATGAGTGAGAAACAACTACAGCGGGTGATCGTGGAAACCCTTAATTACTCCGGCGCCCTATGCTGGATTACCAATGCCGGCATGACTAAAACTTCTTACCGGTTGAAGAAAGGCAAGAGGAAAGGGCAATTGAGGGAGTACATGATTTGCTTTGGCCCGGCTGGGATGAGCGATATTATCGGGGTTTACAAAGGGAAGTTTCTGGCTATAGAGGTCAAGTTACCAGAAAGACGCAAGAATGTGACCGAGATTCAGAATAATTTTATTGAGAATATCCGGGATCATGGCGGTTTGGCCGGCATGGCGACGAGCGTGGAAGAGGCATTGGAAATTATCAATATTGTTAAAGGAACAGAGGTATGACCTTACTTTATATTTTAGCCTTATTGCCCCTAATTATCTTTTTTATTAGAATGAGGCCATATAAATATATTTTTGAGACGAGCGTGTTGGTTGTAATTTTTGCTTTACTATTTATCTACGGCCTTACGGGGTTGATGAAAGGTGGGATATGAAATTACAAATAGGTGATGTTGTCCGATTTGAATACCGAGATACTTATGATAGAGAAACTGGCACAGGAGTAATTGTTGAGATTAAAGATAACCGTTATAAAGTGGCGTTGGTTGAACACGATAAAGATGGTTGGTCGTGGACTAATTATTGGAGTTGGGAAAGCGAAAATCGGGTTGAATATCTTAACAAAAAAGTTAAAGATTTGGATTTACAACTATGACCACTAACCTCCCCTCCAAAATCAGCGAGATAGTAATTGAATCATTTTATACTGAAGATGTAGATAAGGCTACCGCCCAACTGCTTGCTTTATTTGAGGAGGAGCTATTTGATAGACTTTATCCTCACGCAAGCAAAGGGGCTAAAAAGTATATGTTAAAACATCAGCCATTGGAACATTACCCTATGTTTACATTTAAACGCACCAAGTTAGCCAAAGTTATCAAGGAGGAGAAATGAGAGAAGTTAAGTTTAGGGCGTGGAATAAAAAAAGGAAAACAATGTCTGACTCTTTTGATTTAATTAGTCTTATGGCAGATAACGCCCTTGATAGAAAACCAGAAGATATAATTGAAGATTATATTATTCAACAATTCACTGGCCTCAAAGACCGCAATGGGGTTGAGATTTATGAGGGGGATATTATCCGTTGGCCTCAAAAAACAAAGGGTTTATGGTCTGACCAAAAAGGTAACGAAGAAGTCAAATGGCCGTTTATTTGTGGTAATGCTTACCTTGGTGAAATTATCGGCAATGTTTACGAAAACCCAGAACTTATCAAGAAAGGATAATATGGTAGACGAATATTTACTAGCAAGAATAAAATGGTTGTTAAAAGATTTTCAGGCAAACTGGCAAGACCCAGATATTGAAGAAAAAACCATTAAAAGGCTAATGGATTTAATTACGGAGGCCACTAAATGAAACCCACCCAAGACAAAAGGAAGCTAGAAGCTATTAGGTTAATTAAAAACTGGATAGATGAAGTAGAAAATCCAGGTGATGATTATACTTGGGACGAATGTAGCGAAATGGTCTTATATAGATTAAAAGAGTTATTAAAATATTTGGAGCTAAAATGACCCAACTGACTACTGACAGACAAATTAAATTCAGCCACCGCTATACTAAAATGCCTCAAGATTTAAGTAATAGTTTCTTGCTTGATGTTTGGGTAAAAAACTTAGAGGATATGAGTGAGGGTTTTCTTAATTATGATACTCAATATTCCGGCGGTTGGTATCCCTTGCCAAAAAAAGGCAAGTTTTTAGTTTTATTTATCAGAACAGGTTATAGCATTTGGACAACAATTAGGCGTTGGATACCCCGCAAAGAGCAATATTACCGAGGTTTAATCGGTCAAGAAGTAAAAATAGTTATACAGGAGGATAAATGACTACTGACAAAGTGAAAGCCCCCCCAGTCTCCAGCGGAAGGAAGATTATCTTGGACTTGTGCGGTGGAACTGGTGCGTGGTCTAAGCCATTTTGGGAGTCGGGTAATTTTGAAGTTCACAACATTACTTTACCAAGATATAACATTCTTGCTACTAAGTTTGATGACGATATTATTGTTTTCAGAAAAGACACTAACGATAATTATAGAACCAAGATTAAGGTAAAAGATGTCTATGGTATTCTGGCGGCTCCACCCTGTACAATGTTCAGCGATGCCCGGACAAATGCTAAAACACCAAGAGATTTAGAGGGAGGAATGAAACTGGTTCATAAATGTCTTGAAGTAATTTGGTATTGCCAATATTGGACTAAAACCGACCAGCAAAAATACCCGCCATTAAAGTTTTGGGCTTTAGAGAACCCTTGGTATGGCAGGTTAAAATGGTTTTTAGGTAATCCGAAGTTTGAGTTTAGTCCTTGGGAGTTTAGCGATGCTTATAAAAAACGCACCGCTATTTGGGGATATTTTAACGAGCCGACAAAAACCGTAACTGATATAAACCAAGTAATGACACAACAACAACAATTTCACAAGACCAACTCGCAAAAGTTGCCTAAGTTTGATTATATGAAGTCAAAAGATATTCACCCGGAAATGTTTGGTAAACTGAACAGGCAAGCAAGGCGTTCAATTACTCCGGCAGGTTTCGCCAAAGCATTTTATGAGGCTAACCTATGACTAACCCCCCAGTCTCCAGCTTTAATAAATTATCAACTGAGGAACTAAGCGATAGTCCAATAACAGCTTGGTTTCAAGGCTACAAATCGGGTTTTAAAGAAGGAGAAAAGAGAGGGTTTGAAAGTAGGTTTGCTATGATTTTAGAAAAGAAAGTTATGCAATTAAGAAAAAGGTCTAGGAAAGAAAAGAGTAAATTATTAAATAAAAAAATGTGGTATCAATTTTGGATATGATAACCTGTACGGTCTGTCACCCAAATTCACCAAAAGCTAATGGTTATTGTGCTGAACACTCCACAAGTGGAAGTGGATATATCTCTAACCCCCCAGTCTCCAGCGGAAGGAAGAAGCTCTATTGTACCAAGCACAGTCTATTTCACGGGCAGAAATATTCTAGTTGTAAGCCACAACGGAAACCAGAACCTAGTGTTTCGGTTAAACAGAACAATTACTTTGATGGTGACAGAGATGGATTGGTAGAGTTGGTTAAGGGGCGGTGGTTTATGGCAGGCGAGGGAAGCCCAAAAGACCTTGAAACCTTTATCCACCACCTCTTAGAGGCCGACCACAAGGCTATTAGGGAGAAGGTGGGAGAAGAACATATTGGCGTTGATATTATTAACTCAATAATAGATAAAGTTCCTCACATAGAAGATGATTTGGATTTTTACGATGATTACGAGGATATTACTGAAGGAATAGATTTTTTGATTAGTAAAAAACTTGAGGATATTCTAAACAGCCTATGATTATTAAAGCATTACTAAAACAATTTAGAGATAGATATGGGATTAAGCCACCCTTGGAGGTCTTTATTAGTAAAGTCTATAAATCAGGACGGGAAGAAGTCCTAACCGAAGCGATTGCGATTTTTGATAAATATAAGAATGAACCGATGACAGGGAATGTAGTGAATTTAGAGTTAAAGGGTTTAAGGAGGGACTATAAATGAACTTAGATTTTTGGAATAAAGGATTAGTAAAGAGTTTTACAATAATTCCTACTAATTTGGGGGAGGAAAGTTGCCTATTAGATATATTTAGGGTATGCGGTCAACTAGATTGGACTAAGAAATATGTAAAAATTGATATGGCTGGTAAAAACTTAAAGATAAGCATTGACGAAATAGTAATCATGCCAAAATCTTACAAAAAGACCAAGAAATCAAAGGGGTGGATTGAAGGGGAAGCAGGAGGAAAATTATAATGAAATTCATCCCCTGGTTTATTCTAACCGCCATCTTGTTTTTCTTACTAGGTTTGGGAATTGCCATAAAGACTATTCCTGAGCTGGTCTGCGAGAAAGACCCGTTAGCCGAGTTTAAGATGTGTGTAGAATTATGCAAAGTAGATGAGCAGGATTGGTGTTACTGGCAATGTAGCCCGCATCTCAATCCACCGATTAGATTAATATGAAACGATCCCCAATTAAAAAAATAGGCAAGATCGGCCGGCTGAATATAAAAGCCCTAAGAGAGCTGACTAAAGTTTGGGAAACCAAGAGTATCCAATACTGTGAGGTGATGATTCTCCATGAGTGCAGTTGGGATTTGACGAATTGTCACCGGCATAAGCGGGTTTGGTATCGGGGAAAGCCGGAGTTGCTTTGGGATTTTAATCAAGTGATCCGGGTTTGTTCTGCTGCTCACAATTTATTGGAGTATAACAGGGAGTTATGCGAAGAGGTTTTTGTCAACTTAAGGGGGGAAGAATGAAACCGCTTACTCTCATCCTCGCTTTTATCTTCCCCAAGCTTGTTAAGCCGGTCGTCTTTGTTGGTGACCAGGTCCGAATGGCCAATGGTCCCGGCAGACCCATCAGCGAGGTGTTCCTGGTGATGCTGGTCCAGCCACCGCTGATCTACTTGCGCAATGTGTCCCGGCCGGGCTTGCAACAGGTGTTTGTTTATGGTTTAAATGACATTGTCAGATTAATAAATAAAGGGGAGATGGAGGTGCTACATGGCTAAAGGATTTGTGAAGAGAATTAGCAAGATAACTACTGAGGTAATGGCCAAGCACGCTACAGATATAATTTTCAGGAAGCCGGTAATGTTTCCGGTCATGCCGGCCTATCATCCGATCAAGCTCTCCTGGTGGGAGAAGTGCTCTGATCGGTTAAGGGATCGGTGGCAGGATTTTAGGGAAAGGCTGGGCAGTAAAATAGCCGGAAGGGAGTTTGATGAAGGATATGAAGATTAATCTTTGGCGTGATCTGGCCATTGCTTTATTTGTCGGCCTAGTGGTTCTATTCCTATTCAGCTGGAATCTCCATAAGGATTATCTGGAGCTGTATCGGTCCGGCGTGCCGGTGAGCGAGGATGCGCGCCTGATGGAGTATTACAAGTCTATTATCTCTAATAAATGTCAGATAGTAGAAAGGCGGTGAGAAATAAATGAAGAAATATAATTTGCCAGAAATCCTGGTGATAGTGGTTTGCGTGATTGTTGTTTGGTTTATCGCTCAGGCGCTTTATTCGTCTTGGTCTAAAACCTATTCTACCAATCTTGAAATGACCTTGGATGAGGTTTGCGATCAGCATGGTGGTTATAGTTATTGGAGTGAAACTGAGCGTGCTGATCCGGAAGACTCGCCTCTGCCAGTGTTTAAGTGCGTGCTTTAATTAAATTTGCCTAAAATTATTAACAGAGGAAAAAGACAACTATGTTCACTGCTAAAATCAACTCCTCAAAAGGCTGGTTGGTTGGAGGTAGAAAACAGGGTACTGATTGGCACGTCTTGCCGGTTAATGATCTTAAGGCCCATTGGCGGTCTGCCGGCTGCTGGTGCTGTCCCCGGGTGGAGGTCCAGTTAAACGACAGCCGGGTGATTGTGCATAATGCCGCTGATATGCGGGAGTTTGTCTATGAGGGGAAGAATAAGGTGAAGAATTAAATTTGCCTAAAATTATTAACAGAGGAAAAAGACACAACCGCCCAGTACGGAAATCAAAATGAAATTAATTAAATTATCCTTGCCGCCACATTACACAAATAAAGAGGATTTGGAACCTTATTTTGCTATTGTTGATAATAATGTCTTTGAGTTTATTAATCAGTGGAAATGGCGTTTGTTTTATGGGTATGCGGTTAGGGCACGAGTATACCGGAAAGATAATGGTTGGGATACTGGAAGCCAGATAATTGGAATGCACGCGCAAATTCTTTTTCCTCGTGCCGGTATGGTCCCCCATCATATAAATGGAAACAAGCTAGATAATCGGTTGGCTAATTTGGAGTTGGTTTCGCTTAAGCTTAATAATCAGCTGAGGAATGCTGGTTTTTTAAAGCACCGGTATGCTATATATCCACCATTGAAAAACGTGAAGGTATACTATGTGGTCCCGGTTCCTAATCCAGTCACCTGAGCGATTAAGCGGCCTGCTGTAAGCAGTAGATAACCCGAACTAAGGCGAGTTAGCCTGTTAGTCGGCTATCGGGTAATCTTGGTCTTGACAGGCTGTTTCCGGTTATGGTTAACTGGCTATATTATTAAGTTTTAAAGGAGGGATTATGCCTAAGTCAAAAGCTTTGGTCCCCTTTATTCGCGGTTATCAAATTAAGCGCCATGATTTTATAGTGGAGACGCCGGAAGTGTTGCACGTGTATTTTACCGGCCCGATCCATAATCTTAAGGAATTGCCGACCGGCTATCGTGGTTTAAGGTCAGCGTTGGTTAATTTGGATGATGTTCTTGCTGTCGGTTTGGATGTGCAGGAATATTGGGAAGTTAAAACCGGCAAGTTTCGTGGTTTGACTGTGCTTTGGCTAACGTGTGTGGCCGAGGAGGATTTATGAAGAAATATAGAGTGATGGTTAAGCAGATTTATGTTTACGATGGTGTTCCGGCTAAGACTAAAGCCAAGGCAGTCCAAAAAGTGCTGGATATGGATTGGATTGGTCATGATGAATGTGAAGAGCAATTGGAAACCTCAGCGGAAATAGAGGAGCTATGATTACAATGCCGATTGTTTCTTTGGTGTCCAAGCTGATCCTGCACCGGTCCCGGGCAGATTACCGGCTTTATTATTTCTTGCAGACCGAGGCTGGCCGGAGGATGTGCCATGAGTCGTTTGACGATGCTTACGCGGCGATCTATCGCTGGCGCGTGCTGTCGTTCCAGGCTAATGGCTTGTTGCACGGCGAGCCGACTATTAAAAGGACGGAGGCTTATGACGCTGGGTGACTTTGGGTTTGTTCTGCTTTGCTGGTCCATGGTGTGGCTGGTGATCTGCGGCATTACTTTTGTGGTGGAGCGCCGGCGGTAGCTTGTCCGGCGCTATCGGGTTTTTTGGGTCTTGACATCCGGTTTTGGCTATGCCATCAATACAGACGTTATCAGTTATTCAACAGAGGGGGGGTGAGGATTTTATGGCTTATGATTCTTTGATTACGGCGACCGTTCGTATCCCCGGCACTGATGCCGGCGCTAAGGGTAAGGATGCGGCGGCCGATGTCCGGGCTGTGTTGCAGGTGCTGGTTGACTTGCATTATTGTGAGGCTGGGGATATTGATGTGACTATTAATACACCGGCGACTGCCTAGTCGTTTGGGTCGGGGGACCATTGTGGTTTCCCGGCCGGACCGATCAGCGATTTTTGTCAGGTTTTCCACCTCCCAGAATATCACTTCTACCTGGTCGGTTCTTTTTGGTGGCTGTTTGGGTGCTCGGGTTTCGGCCGGTCACTATGTGTTTGGTCGTGCCGATCCGCTGTCACGCGTTGACAGGCGAGGTTGGTTTACCCGAGCATTACCCGTATTGGCTTTGCTCGCCGGCTTTTTTGGGTTTTCCGGTATGTGTTTATCTGGGTGTTTTGCTATCGGGTAATCTTGGTCTTGACAGGCTGTTTCCGGTTATGGTTAACTGGGGTAGTTATTAATTTTAGGAGGAGGGTTTATGTCTGCTACTACTCAAAAGCCCAACCGGGATCCGCTGGTGGCTTGTTTGTCGCTTATTATTCAGGCCCATGAGTCGTTGGGTCGCTATTATGATGAGGCGGCTAAGGCCGGTTTATCCGGTGATCGGTTGGTCACTCTGACTAAAGGATTTATTGCCCTTGAGTTGGCTTCTTCCGGGCTTCGGTCGTTGCCTGACATTGACGATTTGGTGTCGGCTCGCAGTCCGATGGTTGCTGAGCCTGGCCTTCGCGGATCAGTGAAACGGAGGTGGAATTAATATGGGTTACGAACATTATGGGTTTGTGCTTAAGTGGGACGATTTGCCGGAAATTCAGGAAATCCGGTCGTTCTTGGCTGGCCCGATTAAGGGGGTGAAATAATTATGGTTGACTACGAATTTTACGGCGACTCCTCCATCCTCGGCTTGTCCGTGGACGGGTCTGCCGAGGTGTTTATTGATCTGGACGACGTGCGGAACGTTTCCCGGGCGGTTGACGATGACGAGGTTAATCCGTCTATTCCGGTGGCCGTGTCGCCGGAGGATGTGGGCGGTTTGTTTGGAGCGCATGGATGTGCCGAGCAATGTCCGCGGCTTGAGGAGGAATTGGAGTAGCTGTTCTCTTGCCCGGTCACTCGTTTGGGTGGCCGGGCTTTTTGATTTGTCCCTTGAGGTGGCGTTTACTTCTGTCGCCCCCGGGCCGGCGCTGGGCAGTTTTGTTCTGCTTGTTTTATTGCCGGTTTCACTAATTATAGGCTCGTCGCATAAGATATATTGTGCGACACTCCAGGGGTAGCACTTCTACCTCTGTTCGCCCTTGCCTGTTGCTCTGCTTCTGTATCTGTTAATCCCAGGCTATACTATGTGCCTGGGCTTGCTGATCGTGCGTTAAGCGCTGCTACGCGCAGGCGCTAAATGGCTGTTTTGGCACACAAGGCTTGTTTAGCTTGTTTCTTGCTAACTATAGGGGTATTTGCTGTTGTTGTGTGTTTGTCGTCAGCGCGGCCGGGAGGGGGGGGTGGGGGGACGAAAGAGTCTCTCCGAGTTTTAAGGTTCTTCTTTCCTAGACCGGCCTAGAATTTTTTTGAAAAGTTTTGGATCCTCTTTTGGCCTATAATAGGGGTCCCAATTTTTAAATTTTTTAGGAGAAAGTTTTAAGTTGGGGCTTGACTTAATAAATCGTTAAGTGGTATTCTTGGGGTATATGCCTCGTAAAGTAATTAATCATTGTGCCTACTGCCAGAAGCAGGTGGACCGTAATGTTTTCTGCAGGAACTCCCACCGGGTGATGTTTTTCCTTAAGAAGAAAAAGCAGGAGGAGAAAATGGCGGCAGCGGTTCTAAGGAAGGCGCTTGCTTCTAAACCTAATGTCTAACTCTACTTTCTCTCTTTCTCAGGCCGAGGCGTTTAATTCTCTTGCCTGGATACTTAATAATAAGATCGTCAATGAAAACGGTTCCTCCTTGGAGTTTGCCGACCATTCCTTTATGATTGATCCTTTCCTGGATAACTCTGAGCGCCAGGTAGCTGAGAAATGCTCGCAGATCGGCTGGTCAACCTTAGCCATTCTTAGAAGCTTCCATTTAGCCCGCTACGCCGGCGCTAATATCATTCACACCTTTCCCTCCCGTAATATGTCTAAAGACTTTGTCATCCCTAAAGTCAATCCGCTTATCCAAAGAAATCCGTCTATTAAGGCTATGGTCGGGACCGACTCCTTAAATCTTAAGCAGGTGGGGGACCGCTTTATCTACTACAGGGGCAGTTATGAGCAAACAGAGGCTATCAGTATCTCTGCCCATATCCTGATTAATGATGAGTACGATCGTTCTAATCAAAAGGTCTTAAAGACTTACCGCAGCCGCTTAGATGACGCTAAACGTGAGCGGCCTGAGCTTGGCTGGGAGTGGCGCTTCTCCAACCCTTCCATCCCCGGTTATGGCGTGGATGAGCTATGGCAGAAGTCGGACCAAAAGCATTGGTTTGTTAAATGCTCGCATTGCAATCGGGACTGGTATTTGGACTTTCCAGAGAACATTAATTTTGATACTAAACAAAAGGTCTGTGATAAATGCCATAAGCCTTTTTCTAAGTATGACCTAACCACCGGCCGTTGGGTTAACAAGGCCGAGTCTAAAATCTCCGGCTACTGGATTTCGCAGATGTTTGTTCCCTGGATCAGTGCCACTAAGATCATTGAGGACTCTGAGGGTGATCCGGGTGTGTTCCATAACTTTACTTTAGGCAAACCCTTTATCAGCAAGGATGCTTCTGTTTCCCGGCAGGCGATCCTGCGCTGCATTGTGGCGACTACTAACTCCCGCGCCGGCGTAGCTATCGGCGTGGATAATGGTATCACTAAGCATTATGTTGTCGGCAACCGCACCGGCATTTTCCTGGTCGGGGAGACTAAAGATTGGGGGGTGATTGAAGATCTACGAAATAAGTTTAATGCTACCATGGTGATTGACGCTTTGCCTTACCCAAATGAACCGACCCGGATGATGAATAAATACCGGGGCAAGGTTTTCCTTTCCTACTATCAGCCGGACAAGCGGGCGTCAGGCATGGTTTATTGGGATTATGACGACGGGATTGTCCGTTCGGACCGGACCAAAATAATTGACTTTGTGGTGGCAGAGATTAACAGTAATGATGTTAAGTTTAACCTGACTGCTAACGATCTGGATCAGTATATCTGGCATTGGCAGCAGCTTTACCGGGTAGTGGAGCTTAACACCCAGGGTATCTTGAAACCTAAATGGAAATGTATTGAGGCTAGACCGGATCACTATGCTCATGCTACAGTGTTCTGGAGGCTTGCCTTAGAGCAGACGTTAGGGCAAGGCGGCGTAGTTGGTCCCACTGCTGCCATATCATTAAAAGACCGGCACCAGGAAGTAGGACCCGACTCTACCGTTCCTGCACTTAACTTGGAAGAGGTCGTCAGGCGGGCCTCGTTTGGTCCTAGCCACCGGTCCTGGAAAGTGCGATAATGATATAATAAATTATGGATGAACTTCTTCCCGAAAAAGAGTTATGTACTGACAAGTATGCGACTTTGTTCTTTGGCCGGCTTAGTGACGGCCGGAAGCATAACTGTAGGTGCATGAACTGCGGCAAGCTGATGTTTAAATATGACGGTAATTTGGAGGCGGTGTTTTTGGATGGAGGCATCGTTCCTAATAGTGCTTCCTTTGAGGAAAACAAATGTGGAAGGTGTGGTTATAATTACCGGATTGTTAAAATGTGATAAAATTAAACTATGCCAATACCTAACTTAACCAATACCGGCGACGAGAATCAAAGCGGATTTGGGGATAACACGGAAGCTTTTTCTTTGGGGATGAAGGATGAGGATTTATTGGCAATGGTGAAAAGCAAAGTGACTGCTTCTACCGCTTTCTGGGATAAAACATATAATTTGAGTACGGTCCGGAAAAACAACCAAATGCGCTGGGAGAATAAAAATTTGGAAGTGTCGCCGGACGGAGGCGTGCTTTATGACTTTCAAGTGCCTTACCGTGACAACCGCATCTTTACCTCGGTGGAGACGCTGATGGGGGCTCTGGCTTCTAAAATGCCTGAGCCGGTCGTGCTGGAGGCGTTTGATACTGATGCTTCGCGGGAGCTGGCTCAGAACTACGGCCAGGTGTTAATGCGTTGGGCGGACGAGGTTAATTTAGTCGGTAACTTTCAGCAGGCGATCCGGCATTTGCTGCAGGGTTACCGGGTAGGGATAATTAAATGGTGGTGGGACTTTTACGATGGGATCATGAAACCGGATGGTTCGTTTTATGGTATGCCTAAAGTTAAGGTTTGCCAGCCGGATAGAGTGGTGATTGGTGATAAAGCGACTAACCCGGCAGATGTGCCTTTTATCGCTGAGTATATGTCCTCTACTTTGGATGAGTTGCTGATCAGGTTTCCCAATAAAAAAGCCGAGTTGTTTATGCAGGCGGGGATTACTAACGGGGAGTATGACTGGAGATTGTTAAATAAGGAAGCGGATTATGTGGAAAGCTGGTTTACTTTTTATTCTGAGGGACAAAGGAAAGAAGGCGTTTGCTGGACCTTGGGCGACACGATTCTGCTGGACTCCGGTATTAATCCTTACTTTAACTATACTGAAGCCGAGGGGACTAATATTCATCCCCGGCCGATGAAGCCTTATGCTTTAATTAACTTCTTAAATACCGGCAAGTGGGCCTTGGATGATACTTCGCTGACTGAACAGGCGGCTACCCTGCAGGATGTCTTAGAGAAGCGTGGCCGACAGATCGTGGAGAATGCCGATCAGGCTAATTCAACGAAAGTGTTTAATGTCAATATGATTGACGCTACGGCGGTGGAGCGCTATGTCGGCGATCCGAATCAGTCATTAATGGTCAAAGGCAGCGTTAATGAAGCTTTTAAACGTGAGCCCCCGGCCCTGCTGCCCTCTTATGTCTTGCAGGATAAGTACGATGCCCGGTCGGAGATTGACAATATTTTCGGCACTCATGCGCCTTTGCGCGGAGAAAAGACTGCTTCGCCGACTTTAGGCCAGGAACAGTTATCGCAGCGCTCGGACCTGGGCCGGCTGGAGGTGCTGTCGCAGTCCTTGGAAGTTTCCGCTAATGCTATTTATGCCGGGGTGACGCAGCTATACAAGGTTTTCGGGGTAGAAGAGCATATGATGAAGTTTCTCGGTCCGGATGGCAAGACGGCGTTTTATAAGTTTTCCCGGGATAAGATTGAGGATGGGATTGAGATTAAGATTCAGCACGGATCCATGCGGCCGGATGATGTCACTATGGACAAGATGCAGGCAATGGAGATCGCCAAAATCGGCGGCCAGATTGACCCGCTGACTTTAGCGGAGAAGATGCATTGGCCTAAGGCCAGGGAGCTGGCTAAACGGATGATCAGCTTTGCCTGGATGCCGGACCAATACATCAAGGAAGTGCTGGGGCAGGGAGCGGATGAAGGGCAGCAGGAAGTGATCCAGACTATCCAAAGGATAAACTCCGGGCGGGCAGTAGAGGCTAAGACTGATGCTTCTAAAGACTATATTGCCGGCTACCGTTCTTATTTAAGTTCGCCGGCTTTCCAACAGTTGCCGCCACAGCTGCAGCAGCTTCACTTAGTTCATGTTAAGGCCACCTTGGCCGCTTCTAAAGGTTCACTCTCCGGCAAAAAGCCGGCTGGGCAGGACTTCGGCGAGGGCGAAGATAAACCAAATATTTTCAAAAAATTCCGTGATATTATTTTAAAGCAGCGTAGCGGGGCGAAGGAGGAGAATGCCTAAAGCAATGGAAGAGGCGTTAATTATTGCCGGTAGGGCTAAAGGTTTTACTGGAAAACGGCTTAATAAATATGTTTATGGTCATATGCGTAAAACCGGTTGGAAACCCTCACGAGAGAAGAAAGGAGGCAAAAAATGAATGGTGTATCTGTATCTCCGGAAATGCCTAAATCCATGGAACAGGAGCATAAAGACCGGATTGCCAGGGAGGCGGCCTTAAAGAAACGGCTGGAGTCGCTGCCGCAGGATAACCCGATCGTTAAAGCCGCCCTGGACCAAAAGCAGGAAGCAAAAGACCGATCCAAGAAGTCGGCCAAGTGGGAGATCGTGGAAAATCTGCAGTGGACGGCTTACAATGAGTTCTTTGACGAGGGAATGTCGTTTGAGGAAACGGTTAAATCTTTAGGCCAGGCTTTAATTGAGTTGGTAAAATAGGCTTTGTTAAGGATTGTTTCTTGAGTAATCGGCAGTTTACCTCTTGACAAAATTAGACCGTTCGGAGTATTATTGTTGTAACTATCGTAGTGAGGTCATAAACCCTTTTATTAAATATTTGATAGTAAAGGGGTTTAATATGGATTTTACGACTAGAGTCACTTCACTCACTCAAGATAGAATTTTACCCAAGGTTGTTGATACTGTTCTCGGCGATAACTTAATCACTTTCAGGATTCTTTCCAATGGCAAGAAATGGGACGGCCACCAGATGTCCAGGCCAGTTAAATACCAGAAATCCAATTTAGGCGGATCGTTCTCCGGTTTAGATACTCACTCTACTTCTACGGCACAGACCCGCGTCATGTCTACTTTTGATGTCCGCGGCTATGAACAGCCAGTGGCCATTCCCGGCATGGAGAAAGCGGTTAACCGCACTCCGGCCCAGGTGATGAGCCTGGTCAGGGTAGAGGTGGAATCAGCCCAGCAGGATATGATGGATGACATTGGGGGTTTGGCCTATGGTTTGGGTACAGGCAATAGCAATAAAGACTTTTTAGGGTTAGGCGCGGCCATTGATGACGGCAGCGAAGTGGATACTTATGGGAATCTGTCCCGGACCACTTATACAACCTTAAAAGCTACCAGGACGGCTTCAGGCGGAACTTTCACTTTGACTAAATTAGCGACTTTGCTGTCAGCGGTGTCTGCCGGATCGTCTTCAAGGATGCGACCGACTCTCTTGGTTTCCAATGAGACGGTCAGGGATTTGTATGAAGAGCTGTTAACTCCGATGGTCCGGGCTAACTATGAGTCTTTCGGGATGCCGACGGTGACCAGAACCTCAAGAGGCGTGGTTAGAGGCGCCGAGTTAGGGGTAGCAACCGGTTTTACGGCTTATACTTTTAGAGGAATCCCTTGGGTAGCTGATGAGAAATCAACGTCTCAGACTCTTTGGGCAATGAATGAAACCTTTATTGATTGGTACGGCTTGAATGATCCGGACCTGCAGGCGATTAGCCTGGGAACAGGCGAGATTGACGGTCCGTATGCGGAAGCACCGAGCAAAAACGTCGGCTTCCAATGGACTGGCTTTATGCGGCCGATCAACCAATACGGCGAAGTAGCGCACATCTATTTATTAGGTAACATGGTTTGCTGGAATCCGATCCGTCAGGGTCGTTTAACCGGTATAACCACAGTCTAAGGAGGCTGAATATGCTAGAGGGACAACCAGCAATCTTTGATCTTAATCCGTACGAGCAGAGTTCCGTGCAGATGCACAAATTGGGTGCAAAGGGCGAAACCGGTGATGGCCGGATTTTCCGGTATGCCCAAATGGGCGAAGCGGTTACCCTCGGTTATTTGACTCAGTCGCCGGCGATTGATACCGCTACGATTACGATGGCCGTGACTACTGCGGCAGCCATCGGGGCCGAATCCATTACTTTCACTCATGGGGCCACTACCAGCGCGGCAAACGAGTATGCTGAAGGGTTCCTGTCTGTTTCCTATGGTACCGGTATCGGGCAGAATTTGAAGATTTCTGACCATTTGGCTTGGACTTCCGCTCAAACAGGAGCGGTAGTCAATTTAGAAGATCCGTTGATAGTGGCTTTAGATACCACTTCTAAAATTGACGTCGCCCACAATCCTTGGAATGGGGTCTTGATGGACACTTCCCAGGTGACCGTGCCGACTGGGGTGGCTTTAAGAAGCTTTACCTCGGCCTATTACGGCTGGCTGCAAACCAGGGGCGTCTGCGGTGTCTTTTCCGATGGCACTATTACCGCCGGTTACGAATTTAACAATGACGGTTCGGTAGCTGGTGCGATTGATATCAGCGCCACCAATGAGTTCCAAAGGTTCCCGGTCGGTCACGCGATCCAGGCCGGAGCGCAGAACTATGTTCACCAGGTATATTTAACAATTGACTAAAGGAGACACAGTATGTCTGATAAACCAGTAAAACCAGCTAGAAAGCTAAGTGAAGCAGAGTTAGCCAAGACTGGAGTTTACCAAGGTTATGATATTCATGCGCTTAGAGAGTTAGGCGAAGAGCATCCGGACTTTTATTTAGTCGCAGAGTTTGATAAAAAATTTGGGCCTAAGGCCAAGAAAGTTAAAAAGGAGTAATTTATGGGTTTAGCAAGAGACTACATTCCCGCATTCAAATTAGGGCATAAATTAACAGCGGCAGAAATTGCCGGCATGGTTGGTTTGGCCTATGTGGGAAAGATTTGGTATATTGACCCAACCAATGGCTCGGATACGGCCAACGGTGGCAAGAAACAAAATGACGCTTTTGCCACTGCGACTGCGGCCCATGCGGCAATGACTACTTTTTCTCATGATGTGGCGGTTTTGGTATCTGGTGGCACCGCCGGCACTGGTGAGACAGCGGCAGTGACTTGGTCTAAGAGTTATTGCCACTTGATTGGCAATGCTGCGCCGGTAGGAATTTCTCCCCGGGCGAGAGTGGTTTCCACGACTGATTCAATTGATCCTTGTTTTACTATTTCCGGCAACGGCAATATCTTTCAGGGAGTGCAATTTACTACTTTTCAGGCCAGCAATGACGTTTTAGTGGCTTTGACCGGAGACAGGAATTATTTCGGCGGGATTCACTTTGCCGGTATCGGCCATACCACTGCTGGTGACGATTCTACGGCCCGTTGTTTAACTTTAACCGAAGCCTATGAAAATGAGTTTGTCGGCTGTACCTTCGGCTTGGATACGATAGAGCGGTCTACTACCAATGCCACGATTGAGTTTGCTACCGCCTCCAGCCGCAATTACTTTAGAGATTCCCGCTTTATTATGTTTGATGATAATGCCGGTCCGGTTCATGTCTTATTTACCGGTACTAGCGCCATTGACAGATGGGTGGAGTTTGAGAATGCTAAATGGTATGCTTTCTCATCTAATAATGCGACCGCGGTTACTGCCTGCTTTAATCTTTCGGCCCAGACGGCAACTGGTCATGTTTTAATGACCGGACGGCAGTTTTTACAGGGTATTACCGATTGGGAAGCGACAGCCACAGGCAGAATTGCTTTTGAGCGCTACACAGAAACTGCTAACGTGATTGGGTTCGCCCTTAATCCGACAGTTGTCTAAACTTTGTTTTTGGACAAGCCAGGGGCATTTGCCTCCGGCTTTTTTGGTGGTATAATATATTCATGGCGACACCTACTTCTGATCCTTTTACCCATTATTTTACCTTTGATGTTGGCGATGTGTTTGTCACCGGCAAGGTGGAGTTTGACCAAGATAACAAGATGACTTTTCATGTCATTAAAATCTCTACTCCGATGGACGACGAGACGCTGCATTTGTTTCTGGACTGGCTGGATTTTTTGCGGAAGGTGTTTGAGAAGTATAAAAAGATTAAGCGGATCGGCGTCATGGAGCTGGAGTTTGCCAAAGAGTCTTTGGAATCAGTCGTTAAAAAAGAGACAGAAATAAAACCAAAATAAGCCCTTAAGAGGCAACTATGGCCAGATCGCAGTTAATGACTCCTTTAGTTGAGGATTTAGTCCGGCAGCCGGCAACTGATGACAATTTAATCCGTCTGCGGCAGGAAATGACTAGGTTGGCGGGATTGCGGGACCGGATCGTGCAGGAGATCCGCAAGCTTTACCGGGTTCTTGATAATCTTAAATCCAAAAAGGAGATAACTGAAGCTGATTTGTCTACTTATGCGGCCCGGGAAATGGCGGAGATTAAAACAATCGGGGCGGATATTTTTAAACAGTTTGCCGAAATGAAAGCGGAATTGTCTGCCCGGTCGTTAAACTTGACCAGAAAAGAGCTGAGTTTAGCCGGTTTGGATACGGACCAGGATAAAAGGGAAGCATTTCTCCTCAAGGAGACGCGCCACAATGCGCTGGAAGAGGTTAAACTATCAACAGCTTGGCAGGATGTGGCCACTGCTAGGAAATCTGCCCATCTTTTCGTCAAGCAGTCCCAGGAAGCCCAAATTAAAGCGGTAGAGTTGCGGCAGGAGGCTTTTCGGCTGTTCACTTTAAGGAAAAACCAGTTTGACGACCAGCAGCAGCAATGGAAAGAGCGGTCAAAGGCGTTAGCAGAGCGGGAAAAAGAGGCTTTAGTTAATGCCCGGAAGATTAAAGCGGTGGCCGAAGCGGTGGAAAAAGAGAAGCAGCGGCTGGAGATTTGGGATAAACAGCTCAAGGACAAGGAGGGGACCTTGGTCCGGTCAGCCCGGGAGCTTGAAAAGCAAAAAGCTAATGTGATATAATTTAGTTATGGCTGACGAAATCTTAAAACTTGATGCGGATTTTAGACCAGTAATCGGAGCGGTTACTAATGACGCTAATCTTTATGTCACGATGCTTCGGGTGGACCCGGTCACTAAGAGACTTTTGGTTGACACAACTATAGATATTGAGTCTGTCGCTGACGGTGCAGCCGTGGATGCCGCCAATGAAGGAATGTTGGTCTTGGGTACGGATGGCAGCAATTATCAGATATTGGCAGTGGATTCTTCCGGTAATTTACAGGCGGATATTGTGGCAGCCCTGCCAGCGGGGACAAATGCCATTGGTAAGTTAGCCGCTAACTCCGGTGTAGATATAGGCGATGTGGATGTTTTAAGTATTGCCGCCGGGACAAATCTTATCGGAAAAGTGGGGATTGACCAGGTTACGGCAAACGCTAATGAGGTTGTAGTTAAATCTATTACCGCCGGGGATACAAATATTGGTAATGTTGATATTGCTTCAGCTCTCCCTGCCGGGACTAATGCGATTGGAAAATTAGCGGCCAATAGCGGGGTGGACATCGGCGACGTGGATGTGACCTCGTTTGTTATTGCTGTGCCGACCAATGATACTTCTGCTGCTTATGAGGCTTCAAGCGTGTCTAAAGCGTCAACAGGGACATTGTGGGGGTTTTCCGGATATAATTCAAAGACATCAGCTCAATTTATTCAAGTTCATAATACTGCTTCACTTCCGGCAGATGCATCGGTCCCGGTTATTGTTATTTACGTTCCCGCGATGTCTAATTTTTCAGTAGATTTTGGGATAAGAGGAAGAGCTTTTTCAACAGGCATTACCATTTGTAACTCCAGCACCGGACCGACAAAAACAATAGGAAGCGCGGACTGCTGGTTTGATGTTCAATATACTTAAAATATGAAGTTAGATATTACTCCCAACACACCATACGATGTAGGATTGCTTACTCCCACCGACCTCAAAATCTCTACTGCCTCAAAGGGTGGGGTGTTACGGAGTATTGATGGGGCGACAGGGGATGTGGCAAGGACGACAACGGGTCAGATTGAAGATGCAAAATATGGATGGACGGCTTATCAAATCGCTACTGCTTGGAGTGCAGAATTTGATACTGCGGTTACAAGAACTGGCTTAAAGACACTTAAACTATCAACAACCGATGCAACAGGAAAAATTGTTGCTTATAATATAGATAATAATTTTGAGACAGGTTATATACTAAAATTTGTTCCCATTAAAGCAAGCACCTCATATACTCTTTCTTGTTATGTAAAAACCAATAATTGTGCTGCTAATTCAGCATTCCTGACATTTTTTGAATATACTCAAGCTGCTCAAGTTGCAAATACTAAAACAAACAAGCTTTCAGGAACTAATGATTGGACTTTGTGTACTGTAACTATAACTACATTAGCCACGACTAAGTTTCTTTTAATTGAATTAAATAATTCTGTCGCTGGCAATATCTCAGA